AATGAAAAATATCTAACTTTGGAAAGTTTTTGGAAAGGACAATTAAGAAGTAAACGCTGGTTGGTGGAATCATTACAGGAAGTAATTTCTTTAGAAAATAAAACAATTGCAATACATGGTGGGTGGAATGGCGTACTCGCTACCTTATTGTTTAATGCAGAACCAAAAATTAAACACATCACGAGTATAGACATAGATCCTGAGTGTGAAAAAATTGCTTATACCATGAATAAGAACTATGAGATTGAGGGAAGATTTACGGCAATTACAGCAGACATGACAACATACAGATCCGAAACAGATATTATTATCAATACCAGTTGTGAACACATCACACAGGAACAATATGATGCATGGTTGGCACTGCAACCGGATTCATTATTTGTAGTTCAAAGCAATAATTATTTTGAACTTGAAGAACACATACGCTGTGTTAAGGAAGGAAATGAATTCATGGAACAGTGTAATCTAAATCCATTGAGGCAATGTTCTATGGAATTATCCAAGTATACACGCTTTATGATAATTGGAAATAAAAATGTATAGAATTGATGAGATAAGGACCATACACTTGGAAGTAACTTCGCGCTGCCAGGCAAGTTGTCCTATGTGTGCAAGAAATCTTCAGGGTGGTGTTGATAATCCTTTTCTTAAATTAAATGAGATAGACTTAGGAACTTTTGTTAACTGGTTTCCGAGAAATTTTGTACGACAATTAGATAGAGTGTACATGTGTGGAAACTTCGGTGATCCTATCATTGCAAAAGATACCTTAGAAATATTTCAATATCTAAGAGAAACTAATCCTGGAATAGAATTAGGAATGAATACTAACGGCAGTGCCAGAGATGATCATTTCTGGAAGGCCCTTGCTAAAGAAGGTGTCAGGGTCAGATTCGGTATTGACGGACTCGAGGATACCCACAGTAGATACAGAATCGGAACCAACTGGAACAAGATTATTAACAACGCAAAAACATTTATAAATGAAAACGGTGAAGCAGTATGGGATATGCTTATCTTTAAGCATAACGTACATCAAATCGAGGACTGTAAAAAACTTGCGTATGAAATTGGATTTAAAGAATTTCATAGCAAGAATACCAGCAGATTTAGAAATGATGTCTTGGAAGTATTAGATAGTAACGGAAAGCAGATAGATACGTTAGAACCAACAGAAAAATCAGTCAAGCAAAAAGAAAATATTACTAAGGTAAAAAATAGCCACGATAAAGTAGAGATAAATTGTAAAGTAAAAGAAGAAAAAGCAATTTACGTAGGTGCTAATGGAAACTTGTTACCTTGTTGTTGGTTGGATCACGATTACATACAACCTACATCAACAAGTAGAATTGACTTTTTAAATCATTTTGCAAATTACCCTAATTTGCATAGGAATACTATGCAAGAAATATTCAATGACGGGTTCTTTGATAAAATTGAAAATACATGGAAAAGCACACCATTAAAAGAGTGCAGAAAACAATGCGGAGTATATAATCGTTTTGAAGAACAATTCAAGTAAAACTTTTTGTCCGTTACCCTGGATACATCTTGCTACTCGTCCCAACGGAGATGTAAGGGTATGCTGTACTGCAAACGCCAGTGGTGCTGGTGTGCAAGATGAAAAGGAAGTGGGTCTGGTCAAGAAGGATGGCATTGCTATGAACATGAGAGATCATACCATAGAAGAAGTTTTTAATAGTCATCATATGAGAAGAACAAGACTACAAATGTTAAATGGAGAGATTCCAAGTAGTTGCCGCAAATGTTTTGAAGAAGAATCAAAAGGTATTAAAAGTAAACGTAACTGGGAAACGGAAGTTTGGAAGGAACGTATTGACATTGATAGCATAGTTTCTCAAACCAAGGAAGATGGTAGCATTCCTGCTAACATTCCTTATTTTGATCTAAGGCTTGGAAATATGTGTAATTTAAAGTGTGTGATGTGTTCCCCACATGATAGTTCAAGTTGGATCAAGGATTGGAAGTTACAGTACCCTAAGTATAAAAATCAAGACTTAATAAAAGATCAGAATTGGAATCCTGATTATGATTATACATGGTACAAGAAAGGTAGTTTTATCGATTCCATGAAAGGTCAAGCACACCACATCAAGGAATTATATTTTGCAGGTGGCGAGCCATTAATGATACCGGAACACTATGCCATACTTGAATTCATGGTTGCCGAAGGTCATGCAAAAAATTGTATATTAAGATACAATTCTAATGGCACTGAAATAAGTGAAAGGTTATTAGAACTCTGGGAAAAATTTAAATTAGTAAAATTTAATTTCAGCCTGGATGCTATATATGAACAAAACGATTACATTAGATATCCAAGCAAATTTTCAACAATAGAAAGTAACTTAAAATTATTAGATCAAACACCAGATAATATAATTGTGAACATTGCCTGCGCTGTTCAAGCATTAAACATTTACAGAATATCAGATTTAGCAGAATGGAAATTAGATCAGAATTTTAAAAAAATTAATGCACTTCCGTATGGTGCTGGAATAATAGGATTGCATCTTGTTTATCTTCCCAGCCATCTAAATGTTCGGGTACTACCTAAACATATTAAAAAGGAAGTAGATACAAAGATAACTAATTTTGCAATGAGTTTTAAGAGAGATATCGAGTTCAGTTTAAATCCTTTCGGAAGACAGAGATGGTACGGTTTATTAAATTATATGAATTCGGAAGATTGGAGTCATAAGTTACCTTCCATGAAAGAATATTTAAAAATTAATGATCAAACAAGGGGACAAAACTTTGTGGAAGTGTTCCCAGAATTGGAGTCTATATACAATGGATGAGAAACAGAATAGAGCATTGCTGTGGAACAGTCTAACCAATCTTGGTGATACAGTTAAATTAAAATTAAAAATTAACGAACACGAAGTGGAACAACAATTAGAACAGTTTAAAGAAAACTGGTGTCCATATAATGCAAAGAAAGATATACACAATAATAGATGGGGATTACCCATTACCAGTCATACTGGAGATGTAATGGATAACTATCATCTAAACAGTTTTGGTCATATGCAAAGATATCACGACGTTGAAATGAAGGAAGAAAATTTTACTACTCCTACGGAAGTATATAAGTCGATACCTCAACTTGCAAAACTTGTTGATGAGTTCTCTCCGGATATTGGTCGTGTTCATTTATTGAGAGTTGATCAGGGAGGATATTTTCCACCTCATAGAGATTTTCCAGGAGTTGGTCCAGAGTATTTTAGACTCTTATGTGTTTTCGGAAAATGCAAACCTGAAAATTTTGTACACATGCTTGACGGAAAACCTTTTTATCCAGATCCAGGGTTTCTATACTTTATCAACTTTCAAAAAGATCACAGTGTCTTTAGTTTTTCGGATGGTCTCTATGCGCTCATACTCACGGTAAAACTAACTGAAAGAACGCATAATCTTATTATTAAGCACAGCATGACAGAATGAAACTAACGTATCAAGACCCATCGAAAGAAAACTGGTTCCTTGTTAGTTGGACTTTATCTAATAAGTGTAACTATCGTTGTTCATATTGTCCTGAACATCTTCATAACGGAAGCACAGGACAGCCACAATGGGAAACTGTAAAAAGATTTGTTGAAAATTTTAAGCAGCCTGGAAAACACATCTGTTATAGAATAAGTGGTGGCGAGCCAACACATTGGAAGCACTTTATAGATCTTGCAACACTCATTAAAGAACAAGGACACACATTTAGTTTTTTAACCAATGGTAGTAAGACTGCAGAATACTATAAAACTATATCACAATACACGGATGGGTATATCATTTCATACCATCCAGAGTATGCAGACATAAATCATATCAAGGAAATAATAAATCAATCATACTGTCCAGTGTTTGTTAATTTAATGTTGTCGCCGGATAATTTTAATGAAATGTTTAAGATTGCAAAAGAACTTTATGAGTGTTCGGATAATGTTGCCGTCTGGCCTAAAATTATATTGGATAAATCTAATATAGATGCTATTACAAACCAGCCAGTAGATTACACCAAGGAACAATTAGACACTATCAACAATTGGCCTTTCTTTTGTAAATTGCCAGATAAGGATCTTCATAGAGGTGAACTTCTTTTAAATGATGTTCCTGTAACTGCTAACGATCTAATTACCAATAATCAAAATACTTTTTATGGTTGGAAATGTTGGGCAGGACTTCATATGATTAACATAGACATGTGGGGTAACATCTACAGAGCAGATTGTAAGGAAGGTGGAGCATTAGGAAATCTTGAAAGATACAAGTTGCCGACTGAAACTATTAAATGCGGTAAAAGTGTTTGTGCTTGTTTGAGCGATATATATTTAAGAAAAGAGACTTTCTAATTCAGGACACACATCAAGAACATTGGTGTTTCTTATACCATCAAGTGCGTTTGTAAAATCAATAAATTTTTGTAAATTTGCATGATCGGTTATCTCGGTATAATTTGTTCCTTTTAATATATTTGAAGGTAATATGGTCGGACACAGATATGATGGAGTTGTAACAACATTATTAAGATATAATTCATAATTATTTTTCTTTATGCCATCAAACCATGTTCTTATATCATTTAGATGACAAACATTATAGGTCATAACTGTTCCTGCGAATATTACTCTATCCATTTTATTAAAGTGTTCTAAGTTTTCAACTAATTGCTCAAATGGAAAGTTTTCACCGCCTCTGATGTATTCATATAATTTACCAGTGCCTTCAATGCTGATATGCCATTTGGTTTCCTTAAATTGTAGTGCAAGATCATCAAATTCTTCATCCACCACGGTTCCATTAGTACTAATATCAAGAGTAATGTTCTTGGCGAGATCTAAACTAATTAGACGCTCCATAATTTTCTTGTTGGCTGGCTCCATGTAAGGCTCGCCACCTTTGATGTTTACATATTGTAAATTTTTAAAATATTCTGGATATTCAAATAATCTATCTACTATTTCAATAGGTACGTTTCTATAACCAAACTCTGGATTGTTTATTGGTCGCATAAAATCTATGGGAGATTTTGATAATTTTAAATCTTCCTTTATCCAGGCAGTTGAGTTAACTCCACTACACATTCTACATTTTAGATTACACAGATTGCTCATATTAAATT